CGGATCCAAAACGGGCTCGACAATGGCACCATTCGTCCTGATGACCCACAGGTAGAGCTCCTTGTAGATGACCCTAGAGCCGCAGCCGAATTGTTTATAGATCAACAGTTTGAAAATGCTGGCGTTACGTTAGGACAGTTTTCTTCAGATGCGCCAAGGGCTTTGCGAGAAGAATACGCAAGAGGCAAGAAAGCTGTGGAGAACGCCACGCGAGGCAAACTATTTAACCTGTCTAGTGGAATGCTGAAAGATAGGTCCTCGATCCTTGATGAGGCCCCTCTCTTACAAGAGATGATGGGTGTTGTTGACAATCCCAAGGACGCATATCTTTACACAATCAACAACTTATCAAACACTCTTGCCGCTCAGAAACTATACTCTGAGGTACAAAGAAGTTTAGGTAAAGTAGACTATCAAGCGGCGGCTCCAAGGTTGGCCTCTGGAACATACCGTCCCACCATCGATGGTAGCACTGTGCCTGATGACGCAGTAGCAAGCCTCACAGGGTTAGGTTATGTCAAAGCTGGGGATGCTGTCAAAGCTCAAGACAATGCTTTTGGCGGGTCCTTTGGTGCTTTGAGTGGGGACTATGTTCCCGCTGAAGTATATAACGCTATGACCACGCCTCTGCGCTCAAGCTCCTCGGTCCAAGAAGCTCTTGCTGTATCCTTGCAACTCAAGGGTCTGTCGCAGATGTCGAAGACGGTGCTCAACCCACTGTCACAGGTTCGGAACTTTCTGTCCAACACGTTTGTTGTAGGAGCCAATGGTTTGCTTGGCAGAAACATGGGCTTGTTTGAAAGTGCAGATGTGCTCTTGGCAAATGCTGTCGATAGTCCCGAGCAGTTCAAGTTGCTTCGAGCAATGGCAGACGAAGGTGCGATTGGTCAAAACATCCAGATCAACGAAATGCGTAGACTTCTGCAAGAGCAAACAGAGCTTGGCGTTTCTTCTAGATTAAACAAGCTCGGCAACTTTGTTGTTGAGTCAAAAGCTGGTGCCCCTGTTCGCTTCATGCAAAAAACCTACCAGCTTGGCGACGACTACTGGAAGGTCGTAGGTGCGTTGGGCGAGAAGGCTCGGTATGGTGCGGCTCTTCGCAAGGGCGGCATTGATATCGACAATGTGTCACCACAGGTGCAGCAAGCTCTGATGGACGCGGGTCTTGTGCAGAGAACACGTTCGATTGCCGACACTGATTTCGGTGACATGCTTGCCATTGATCTTGTAAAGCAAACCATGCCTACATACTCCATGGTTCCCGAAGCTATCAAAGCTATTCGTCGGGTCCCTGTCGTTGGTAACTTTATGGCGTTTCCTGCGGAGATTATTCGTACTTCTGGCAACATCGTAAACCGCGCTGTCAAGGAGATGGGGTTCAAGGCTACTCCAGAACTGGTCCAAGCTCTTGGTGAGCAGCAGGCTCGTGCTCTTGCACGTCAGATCCGTGGGATCGGGGCGCAACGTTTGACAGGCTACATCTCTATGGCTGGTGTAGCGCCGATTGCAATGCGTGACGCTGCCCATAGCGTTCTTGAAGTAACGCCAGAAGAGGAGCAGTTGCTGGCAGAGAACAGTCCGTACTGGACCAAAGGCAACACGCTTATGTATTTAAGCAAGCTCAAGGACGGCGAGGCTGAATACGCTGATTTGTCCTACATGTTGCCCTATGAGTTTATGCTGGCCCCTGCCCGTGCGGCACTACAAGTGTACGGAGAAAAGGGTGAGGTTGGAGCCAACGAAGCAGAACAGATCTTTGCTGCATCTTGGGAAGGGTTTAAGAAGTTTGCCGAACCGTTTGCGTCAGAAGCACTGGCAGCAGAGCGTGTGTTTGACGTCACTATGCGGGATGGTAGAACCCAGACTGGCGCAGAAATCTATGAGACAGGTGAAATGTGGGGGGATAAACTCTCAAAGTCCTTGGTCCATGTAGCAGGCGCATTTATGCCAGGTATTATAGACCAGTTTACCACAGTCAAAGGTGGGCAGTTCGTTCCTGGTCGCGCCACACGCGCCGTTACAGACATGCCGTCTAAAGAGGGTGACCCGTACACAATAGCCGAAGAAGCGGGAACCATGTTGATCGGTGTGCGTCCCATGAAGCTCAAAGTGGATCGGAGCCTTGGCTATGCTGGCGGAGAATATTCTGCCAACCGTTCAAGTGCAGTGCAGATCTTTACAAAGGTTGCTGACGACAACGATGCGACAGAAGAAGATATCGTCAACGCATATGTTAAAGCGAACGAAGCTCGTCGTCGTCATCAAGCGGAACTACGAGATAAAATCGAGAAAGCCCGAGCCGCAGGAATGACTGTTGGTGAAGTATACAGGGCTTTTAAAAACACTGGCGTGTCTCGTAAAGAATTAACTCAGATTATGAATAACCGCTACTCTCCGATCAAAGTTAGCCGTAACTTAATTCGCGAAGTAAACAACGAAACAAACATTAAAAAAGAGAATAGAATCCTAAAACGTTTGCCTCGTGGAGCAATTAACAAAGTCGGCAACACGTTCCGAGGCACAGAGATTATACAAACCCAGCCAGAGTTCACTCCGATACTTGTAGAGGAAACAAGTGTGACCGTGGTCCCCGAACCACAGCCCAGCGAAACCTTTGTCGGTCGTGCCGCAGACGCGGTGATCGACACAGGACGGGATGTTACAAGAGGATTGGTTGAACGTGCTCGGACCGTGGCCCCAAGTCTATTGGGCGGTGACCCCGCATCTCAGGCTGCTAACCAAGAGATCCTAAACCGCCGCGCAAATCAGTAGTCTGTTTCGACAACCACGCGCACACCGTTGCCGCCGAACAATCTAATAAGCTCATCGGCTGCGGTCTCTGTTTCCTCTACGATCTCTTTGTCGCGGGTCAACGCAGCTAGGTTGATGGACATTCCTACGAACTCCATCAGTGCTTCTACCTGCGCAGGGTGCATTTCTCTAAGGCCAAGGCTTTTCATGTTCGGATCGATCATTCTATTTCTCCCCAATCTGGTTTGATGTCTACGTCTATTTTAGAGGGGACCTTGAGTGGCACTCCTGTTTCCATGATCTCCTTAATCCTGTCCGCCTGCTCTTGGCTCTCTATGTTAAAGCATAGCTCATCATGAACTGTGAGCATAGGAGTAAGTCCCTCGTTGTAGCAATCAAGCATCGCCTGTTTTGTTTGGTCGGCTGCGGATCCTTGGATTAATCTGTTCAGTGCCTTGTATGTGAACGCCCGTTTGATCTGTTTGCCGTACTGCTTCTGTGCTTCGTCGTGAGGTAGGGGTTTGCCTACCCCGAAGGTGACAGGCTCCCAAAGCGGAAACCTGCACTTACGGCCCAGCAGAGTGCGTATCTGACCATTCTCTGACGCCTGTTTGGTAGCCACGTCCGCAAGCTGCTTAACAAACGGCACCTTGTCCCGATGCTGACGGATCAAAGACTTCGCATCATCCGCTGGAATCCCAAGTTGATCAGCCAGTTTTGCTACACCCATGCCATACATAATCCCAAGGTTGACAGTCTTGGCCTGCTTCCGTGTGATGCCAGCAAGGTCCGCTACCATCTGGTGCAGGTCCACGTCCCCTGTGTTGAACTCTTCAACAATGTCATCAACCACATGATGCCTCATGTAATCAGGCATGGACGCCGCAAAGTGTACCAATAACCTCGGCTCTTGGCTCGAATAGTCAAACGATCCCCACTGGCATCCTTCGTTCGGCACAAACAAACCACGGATCATCTTCTTGATGTCAGGATCACGCGCAGGAATTTGCTGGAGGTTGGGGTTCGATGAGGAAAACCTACCCGTTACGGTGCCACCCTCATCCCTGCGGGTAGAGTGGAGCTCCGTGTGGATACGTCCGTTATGCTCATGGCGCAAGATGCTGTCAATAAAGGTAGAGTCAGCCTTGTCGAACTCGCGCAGCTTAACCAGTGCCTGACAAACTTCGGATGGGTGGTCGTTTAAAAACGATTTGGTAAAGGACGGTGCCCCTTTTTCCGTGGTAAGGTATTCCATACCCAGCTTGTCAAACATCTTCTGGATCGACGCCGATGCCCAGATGTCCACCTCCATGCCAGCCTCACCCTCGATGTACTTGCGTAGCTTGGAGGTCTGCTTACGAATCAGCTTCTTGTTTTGGTCGGCCTTGTCCAGATCGACACGCACCCCATTGCTTCGCATGTCCAACATACACGGAATCAGGTCAGTCTCGATGTTCCAAATGTGCCATAGCTCCTGCTCTTCCAACTGCACCTTCAGTGCATCCCACAGTTTGAGCGTTGCCACGGCGTCCTGTTCTGCATAGGTCCCCACATACTTGGGCGGCAGCAGGTACATGCCGGACTTGGGATCCACGCCCCACTCTTTTGCTGCGGCTTGCAATAGCTTCTCGTCTTTACGCAACGCCACAAAGTCCCGAGCCATAGCATCAAGGCCAAAGGACCAACGGTTCTCGTCTACCAATGCGCCAGTAATCATCGTGTCGATAATCCGGCCCTTGATCTCCACGCCCTCGGCCCGTAACCACCCAGCATCATAGGTCGCGTTGTGCATGATCACGTTCATATCCGGCACAGACAGTTGCTTCTTGATCCACTTGAGCGTGATCCTTGGATCAAGGTTGTGTCCGTTCTCGTGCCGTATTGGGAAGTAGCCTTTATACTCCCCCGCTGCTACAGCTATGCCTATGATGTGACCGTCCTTACGCGCCCATCCTGGCCCCAGTGTTTTAATGTTGGGGTCGTATGTCTCAAGGTCCACAGCCACATCTTTGTAGCTGGTCAGATCCGGATAGTCTGGTGGGATATTCCAATCTACATCTATCAAATCCAACTCATGTTTGATCTGATGGTGTAGGTCACTCCCGAATAGATTCTTTTGCATGCTGTCGTTTGCTCTCAATGAAGTTGTTTTTATTTTTCTCTACTTGCTGCCAACGCACATGCGAGGACAACTCTGCAAGTATATGCACGAACTGATTCGTTTCGAACTTCGCTACTCTAACACCGTCCTCGTACACATTCATCCCATCGTCTGTAACTTTCCAAGTGTACCTCATTCTTCTCCCCCCAAAGCTGCATACCCACAGATATCGACCCATGAATCCTCCTTGTTGGATTTCATTAGCCGTGCGGATTTAACCAAGACCATGCAGACCGCAACCTCTTGGCGAGTTATCGGGCGACTCAGAAAGACGGACCACATATCCGCTATGTCCTGAAAGTTTTGTTTAGCGTCTCCGTACTCGGAAGCTCGTTCCCCGTTTATCAGGGCCTGCGCGGTCTGTAGTATCTCGTCACGTTTCATATCGTATACCTGTAATTATTGTTGCTCTGTAGAATGTAGAGATTGTGCCGCGCCCGTGTGATTGCAACGTAAAACGCACGATGCTCATCGTCAGGGTGGTCGCTCTCCACACATGCCTTGGTTGACGCAAGGGATACAACGCAGTTGTCATCCTCGCCTCCCTTCATCGCATGGAAGGTAGACAGTTTGATCCTTGGCTCTGACAGCAAGTCATCGCCCCGTCGTTCCATCGCATCGATGTAGTCTTGTTCAGCTTCGCCAACGCGCATGACCTCATACGCGCTCTGCTCTGGCCCAGCCAACAATCCAAATTCCTGCTGCAATCGATCCATGTCAAGCTCCGTGTCAGGGGCCAACAGATCCAGCATCTGTGTCGAGCCACGCTTGACAACAGCATTCTGCCCCTGCTTCGGGACCGACGAATACAGGTCCTTGATCCTTTGCAGTCCCACAGACTTACCTGCGCACAGATCGTCCCATGTATACAAATTAGACACGAGCTTCTCCGACACACTGGGTCTGCCCTTCAACGAATACTTGAAGCCCATCTCCTTGATCCGCTTTGCCAGGTCGTGAACGTACCCGTTGGTCCGAGCCATAATAGTCCATGACCCCTCGTGCAGCGGTATTTCATCAAGGTATGTGACCCACTCAACCATGCCCTCTTCTTCTCGGGGCTTAAACACTTTGATGTGACGATCATCAATCCTCTTGGAAATGTCCACGGCTAACCTATGCACAGATGCAGGGATCCGGTACGACTGCTCAAGCACCTCCACTTGATTGGTGCATGTGTTAAACACATTAACATCCACGCCCGTCCAACGGTGGATGGCCTGATCGTCGTCGCCAGCAATAAAGACTTGGTCAGATGCGTCAGCGATTTTTGCCGCCATCTCCCACTGCAATGGCGTGAAGTCTTGGGCCTCATCGATAAACAAATAGTCAAGAGCAGGGGGTTCTCCCACCTGTATATACTTGTCAATCATATCGACGTAGTCGTACTTGTTGACCGCACGTTTGTACTCTTCGATCTGCTCATGAAGTTGCAGCAGCTTGGGGTAAAACAAACTACGGTCCGCTGTCTCGTTGAACTCCGTGTCCAAGTCCACCATCCGCAACCGTGCTCGGCCCACCATCTGTAGGTACACGGCCCCCGAACCTCCAATCGAAGGCAGCGACATACCATCCTCAAGATTGTTGGTTATCTTTCCTTCAAAGGTCAGGCCCACCATCGCCCCGATGTTGTCATAGTCTTCCTTGTTCATGATGTCGGTAGGCTGTAGCCCCAACCCACGGAACCCAAACGAGTGGCTCGTTCGCATAAACGGAAAGTCCTTCGGCTCCAGTTGGAACTCGGCACACGCCCGTGTCACCATCTCCTCGATAGCCTTGCGGGTAAACGAGATCACCCCCACGCGTGACGGGTGCGCCCCTTGTGCCAGTGCGTCTTTGATCTCCTCGATCAAACGGTAGGTCTTGCCGCAACCTGGTGGTCCCAGAATAAGTTTAGCCTTCGGTATCATACTCTTTTCCCCTTGGCCTAGTGTTCACCCAGTCTTCTATCTCTGTCAAAACCCAACGGCTTGATGACCGCCTGTTGCTCTCGTCCCCAAGAATGATGGGCTTTGGGAAACTGGTCGAGTTTTGCGCCAGCTTGTAAACGTATGAACGCGATACCCCCAAGATATCCGCCACCTCTCCCACGCGCAGCAATCTGTTAGAATGGGATGTCATTACTAATCTCCTTTGCAGGCAATTCTACTTCCTCTTCGTCAAACGCAGGAACCCACCAGCATCGCACCGTGCTCCGCTTCTCCCCCTTGGGCCCACGCTTTTTAATGTTTTGCACTCCGCTGTCTCCCCCGATATCGCGGATCATTTGTGTCACCCACCCACGGCTGGTAACATTGAAGCGGCGGTTGTGCAGAAACTCCAACAGCCCTTCCAACTTGAACTTCGTAATGCCGCCATCGGTCCATGGTTTACCCATGTCAATCTCCTCCGGTGCCATCGCCCGAATGTGGCTCGTGCAATACGTCCGCAGCAAATCTTTAAACTGTCCTGCCACGGTCAGTTCTTCCGGCACATCGATGTATGTGGCTTGGCTCATCAACCCATTGACCATCTGCTGCCAGCGGTTGGCCTTGGTTGTAGGCGGCATAAACATACACTGCTCCATGCATGCACGTTGCCACAGTGTTTGGTTCTGTAGTTGTTCTGTGGACAACATGATCCGTGTTCCGTTCACATCCATAAAATACAGCCGTGGTTCCGACAGCATGATCGTCAGTCCACCAACCTGTGGCGCATCCGGCGCATCGTCGCTGATCCCATGCTTTGCCAACACGCAGAGTGCCGGATCACAGAACGACTTGAACGGCTCATCGCTGCATGTGTAGCTGTAATCTTTCTTCTCATGCTGCTGAATGATCGTCGATACTTCCTTCGACGGCAGCGGTGGAGAAAACAAAGTTCGGTTGTACTCTTCAACCGCCCCGTGCCAATCATCAGGAAACTTCTTCTTGCAGTACACCCCGATAAAAAACAGCAGCTTGTTTCTCGGCTCCGACTGCGGCCCGTCCGAAAAGATCTCCCGTATACACGGAGGCCCGTCAGTGAAATGCTTACGCGCTTTAGTCGTGGCCCGTACCGCTTCTAGATCAGACAGCGCAACACGGCCCTTGTCCACCGCATCCAAGAACTCGTCGAGTTCCATCGCCTCGACCTTCTCGTTGTAACAAAACCGCTGCGGTAACTCTGCATTAAAGTATGGCATGTTGATAAAGTTGCCCACGTCCCCGCGCTCGGCAATGATCTTGTCCTGCTTTGGAAAGATCTCCACACCACTGTGACCAAGCATGATCGACATCTCGGTCAGGTACTCACGGACCACGGCTGCTTGCTCAAACTCTTTGAGGAACAAATACAGGTGGGCACCGCCCGACTTCGAGCGGCAATGAAACAACGGGAGCTTCAACTTGCGTATGCGCTCCTGCAATTCTTTATGGTTCAAGTCATACACATCGATGTCGATAGCCCCGAACTTGCATTCGTTGTTCTCGTTGATCGGGATAGCCCCAACCCCATGCGTACCGTCGATGTGCGCCTGAACAAGATCCTCGGTCAGAGGCTCCCGTATAATTTTGCTTTGTGATTCTGCCTTACCGTTCCGTCCTATGCGTCCAACTATCGTTGTCCCATGGGCACTCGACGCCCCAACATATGCGGCAAGCAGTCTTTTAGCTTGTGACATCTACTGCTCCAAAGTGAAAAGGGGGACAGTACCCGCTGTCCCCCGAGGCTGCTAAAACGGTATCTCATCCGAGTTGGAAGAGGAAACTGTGGAGGAGCCCTCCTCCGGTGCAGCTTTCACTTCGCCAGCCGCAACGCTATCGCGAAACGACTTAGCTTCAAGCATAAGGTCGCGGCTCTCAAGCAGCCCAACCTTCTCTATCTGATAGTTGAACCACGACCCTTGGTCATTGCTCTCTTCTACCGTAGTAAACTTCCATTGCGTTGCAAACAACGGAGGCGTAATCATTGCGCCCGTCTTTGGGTGCTTGATCTTCTGCATTGCAATCTGTGTTTTCCAACGGCGACTGACCTTTAACTGGCTCGACTTCATGTCGATCACCACAGGTTGATACGTGCCGTCAGCTTCCACAACCAAACAGTAATGCTGATCTGACTTAACCAACTCGTTACCGTTGGGCAACATTTCCTTTGCACCCTGCCGCTCGGTTCGTTGCAATACCGCATCGGTCGCAGGTATCTCGCCCCGAAAACCACCACCCTGATCACGAGGTGTAAACTCCAGGTACTTGGTTGTTTGGTAGCATGGGATGACAGTAATACCATCTTCCCCCGTCCAATGCTGCTTGGTCACAGTATTAAACATATCGCCTTGCTCAGAGCCTTCAATGTACTCTGCCTCGCGCTTCTTCAGTTGCGGTGACATCGCCTGTAAGATCCGAACAAACGGGATCTGCATCTCGCTACTGTCAAACGCCGCACCTTCGCCAGCGAACTCAAGGATATCATCCATTACATCGGTTGATACTGCGGTCTCTTTCTTCTTTGCAACTGCGCCCATTATGCTTTCCTCCGAATTTGTGCAGCGTTGGATATGAATGCCCCGAACATATCAAGGTCAATCGGTTTACCGTCCGTAATGCGCTCCTTCACAAACGCCTTGAGTGTGGACGGGTGAACGTGGGTCTTGGTCTTTGGATCAAAGCCACGCTCTTGCAGGAGTCCAACGACATCCCCCGCAACATTATCTTCACCTTTACCAAAGGAACAGGTCACATCGTTCTTGATGATGTCATCTAACCCGTTGTCCCGCAGCCACGAGAACGCCTCGTCCTTACGCGCTGCTGGTATCGATGCACTAACGATCATCTTTCTTTCAACGGTCACGCCGTCAACGTCCAGACGTTCCACCCCCATCTCATCCATCAAGGCGGGAATGTTTTCAACCGAGAGCTTGTGCTTCTCTTGCTTCAGTGCTTTCAGGTGTTCCTCCGCGTCCTCGATCTGTTGCTCGACGTTACGGAGATTACGAACCAAAGAACTCAATTGTTTTCCAGTTCCAGTATCGACGCTAGAGAGGGCGTCGGCCTCATCAATTATGTCCTCAAATATATCGGTCATAAGTTTTTCCTCTTCAGGGTTGCTTTCTGCGGTAGCCTCATGCTATCCGTACAGTAGACAATAGTGGAGGTATATGATGTCTGTCAACTACAAATTTAAATTAAAACCCTTCGAGCATCAGATCACGGCGCTTGATTACGGGTGGCGACGAATAGAGTTCGGACTGTTCATGGAAATGGGAACAGGTAAATCCAAAGTTCTGATCGACAACATGGGTATGTTGTACCTCGCAGGGCAGATCAACTTCGCTTTGGTCATCGCACCCAAGGGCGTGTATCGCAACTGGGTCGTCAAAGAAATACCCGAACACATGTCCGATGAAGTACCGCACCGAGTGATTCGGTGGGTCGCATCACCAAATAAAAAACAACAGGAAGAAATGCGCTCCGTCAAGGACAAGTTCGATGGCCTTACCATCTTCGTCATGAACGTCGAAGCGTTCTCTTCTCTTAAAGGTAAGCAAGCAGGGGAGTGGATGTCTCGTGCGCTTGGGCCTCATGGCCTGATCGCCATCGACGAATCAACAACTATCAAAAACCACAAGGCCAAGCGCACCAAGAACTTGATGAAGATTGCATCGGGATTCAAGTACAAAAGACTATTGACAGGGTCTCCCGTGACAAAAAGTCCGATGGATATATATTCGCAGTGCGAGTTCCTACGACCAGGTCTCTTGGGATACGATTCCTACTACGCTTTCCAAGGTCGATACGCCGTAGTGCAAAAGAAAACCATGGGCCAATCTGCGTTCCAACAGATCGTCGGATATCGAAACCTCGACGAGCTAACCGATAAAATAGACATGTTCTCCTATCGGGTGCTCAAGAAAGACTGCCTCGATCTCCCCGACAAAATGTACACAGTACGCTACGTTGGCCTGACCCCCGAGCAGCGGGACATGTACAACCAGATCCGGCAGAACGCCATGGTCATGCTCGACAGCGGTGAGATGTCCACGGCCCCCGCCGTAATTACGCAGATGCTACGCTTGCAACAGATCATGTCCGGTCACCTCAAGACTGACGACGACGAAATGCTGTACTTCCCGTCCCTTCGCATGGATGCTCTCAAAGAAATACTCGATGAGCACGAAGGCAAAGCAATCATCTGGTCACGTTTCCGATACGACATCCAACAGATCACGCGTACACTAAACGAAACTTTCGGGGACGGCTGCGCTGCTGCATACTACGGGGACACATCCGACGATGACCGCAACAACATCGTCAAGAACTTTCAAGATCCCAACCACCCGCTCCGTTTCTTCGTAGGCAACCCAGCCACCGCTGGATACGGCCTGACTTTGACCGAAGCTAACCTCGTGGTATACTATGCCAACGACTTCAATCTTGAAACGCGCATCCAATCAGAGGACCGCGCACACCGGATCGGACAAAAGAACAACGTAACATACATCGATCTAATCACTGAAGGTACAATCGACGAGAAGATCGTGCAGTCCCTCAGAGACAAGATCAACATCGGAGCCAAGGTTCTAGGAGAGGAAGCAAAAGAATGGCTAAGACTAAAACCCACGACGAAATAATCGAAGCAGTATGCGACTACAAAAAAGGCTGGACCAACCTGGACTCCGCCTCAAGGGAGCTCGGGGAACTGGCAGGGTTCACGCCCGACATTGCCGCAGCCTTCCTCAAGAACATGAAGCGCAACAACGTCACGCAGATCCGTGGCTACTCAAAAGAAAAAGATTACCAGATCGAAGGCAAGAAGGGTAAACCCAATGAGGCAAAAAAATAGCCCCGTTTAAGGGGCTAGTTATATGAGGCAGTAAGGCCACAGGCATGGGTCTTACTGTCGAGCAGTGTAAATATATCCTATCACGCAGGTTCCGTATCGGCAACAGCTTTCCGAATCAATACAGATAGTTGTCGTGCCATGGACCTCTGTTCTGAATCCGCTAACTTGCGAAGCAGATCGTGGTCCTCCTTTAACAAGCCAACATTCTGAAACTGCTGCTTGTCCTTCTCTTTCATTTTCTTTCGAGCCATGTGCGCCCCCAGTTTGTAGTCCATTTGTATAAGACTTATACATTGACTGGGGGCTAGTTGCAAGTCATTCGTCCACTCGTATGCAACGCCATGGAATATCGTCTCGCTTGTCCACATAGTTAGGGATGCAGTGCGCAACAATCTCGTCGCCCTCTTCAAGCTCCATCCGCTCAACAATCCGAGAGTTAAAGAACACAGCCTCACCCTCGTCGTTCACACCAAACGCGCTACCCGAGTACGTCTTACCCTCGACCAACACACCCATCGATTCTGTCTTAAAATCTCGGCTCATAAACTTCTCCTTCTTTCTCTTGTTCTTTGTAATATTTAAGCTGTCGAACTAGGGCCTCGATCCTTGGATCCGTGTGGTTCTCCCACTCGATATCGTCGATCTGCTTTTGTGTTCTCTTGATCAGATCGCTTATCAGATCCAAGTGTTCCATCCTTCTTCTCCCACGGTGGTTGGGACAAGGATATAGCCTCATGACCATTCGCCATCTTGCGCTTGTATCCCTGCCATTCTTTCTGTGCTGCTGTCCATCGACTCATATGTTGTATCCTCCATCTCTCAGAGCCTGAACATAGTTATCTAATTCTTCCCGAGCAGCAAACAATTCACGGTGAATATTCGGACGCGCATCTTTCCTGTACCGTTCGTCCGCCAAGTTATCTACTTGCTGCTTGAGCCATTTTAATTGAGACGCTTGGAATACACTTAACTCTTCGTCACCCATCGACAGCCTCCTTCTCGGGCCGTAACCTTGGCCTGATGTACTTCGACACCTCACTACTTGTCTCGCAGGTCATCATGATGTCGTTGCCGTAGAGGTCGTACAAATGGTTGTATATCCCATCTGCACTCCCACCACTCATAGCAGAAGCACAATGCTTCTCACTCTCAAACCAAACAGTCGTCTCAATCTCGTGATCCTGCACCGTGTACTCAATCACAAGTGCCGTGAAAAACTCAATCATCGGGAAACTTCCCACACACCTTCACGACCCGCGTTCTTGCCAGTGCCCCTGATCATTCCCGCTTTGTGTAACTGCGTCATCGTCGCCCTCACAATCGTCAGCTTTAAACCAGTGCGGTCTGCCAACTGCTTCGCAGTCCCAACTCCTCGGTCCAACTCAGCTAGGATCTGCTCCTTCCTCGTCAGTTTCTGATTGGTCTGTCGCTTGCGCGTCAACCTATCCCACATTTTCTTGAACATCGCTCTCTCCTTTCTCTCTAAGAACTTCCGCAATCTCCTCGATTGGTGTTAAGTTTAACCCAAAATTCTCCGCACAACCACGGTATCTTCCCAACCAGGTCGCCAATGCCGTCGCGCCCTGTCGCCGCAACTCACGCTGCGAGTCATCACTGTCAGGATCAAACCGCTCGTAGCCGCCGCCCTTCTTGCGTAAACTCACAGGACTTATAAACGTAGGATACTCCCTCACGCTTATGCTCACCACCTGATCCTCGGGGTCCGACTCTTGAACCACGATCCTCAGACCACTCGCCATCTGACGCGCCATCTGTATGCGCCACTGTCGTGCAGCTTCTTGATCTTCCATCCCATAGAACCACTCATACGCCTCATGGTCAGGCTGTCCACCCA